ATAAACGCCCCATCATGGAGCGAAAGGGCGATTTTGAAAAACGTCAATGTGCTTTCTCTGGGATCCCCCTTGTTCTCTCTCCTCACTGGATGTTTCTGCCCGGTATCTGGCGAACCTCATTTATTAAACCCTTTTTTGAAAATGATGCGAGACCTTTTCCAAAGTCATCGGTTTTTGCATGGGAGTTCAATCGTCTGGTGAAGAAGCAGGAGAATGTAAACACCTTCCGTGACGCCGATTGGATGCAAAAAAATGTTGGTGCTTATATATATGGAAGTCACGGTGGAGGGTATTTCATAAATCATCTGGGGTTGAATTCTGCTCGACTGGGAGAAGTACGATGATAAACTGGAAAGACATTAATATTCAGACAACTCATTTTGAAGATCTCAGGAAAGCAGTCGAGAGCGCCAAGGGAATGAATCCTGCATGTGTTCTCCGTTCCTGTTGGACTGAGAAAATGAACAAAGGAATCGAAAAGGAGGCACTTGACAAGGGACGTCTCGGGTATGGATTCGTCGGTGATGGATATCCGATCGTGAAGGATCAGGGATTTATCATCACACAGAATCGGGATCCCAGAGAACTCCGCAGGGCATTCCCGGATATCAATTACCGGGATGTAGGGGATGCTCTCCATCAGAGCAACATCATTCTCGACCACTTGGATGACTCCCCGGATCCTCTTGTGATCGTCGATTTTGGATCCGGGTATGGTCGTCTTGCAATCCCGTTTTTATATTATGGAAGGATCTCCGGAAAAAAAGTGGTTTATATCGGGATTGATTACTCTCCCTCCGGATTGATTACAGCCCCTCAATTTGTCGCTCAAGCCTGTGATTGGAGTATCTGTAGAGATTGGTCCGGGGTTGGTGCAATAATGGAGTATGATTTTGTAAGCCTCCCTACCTGGAGGGTTGACGAACTCTCCGGATTGAAAGTCAATGCCTTTATATCCGTACATTCATTTCAAGAGATGACTCCGGAAGCAATCAAATTTTATCTGTGTCTTGCCCAGATGTACAAGG